GCTGAAGATTCCACGCTCGCCAGACTTAGATTCATAGAGTCTCTTCATCTCAGATGAGTAAGTATCAAAGTCAGGCTTTTCAGAATAGACTGCGCTGTTGTTCGCCAACGCTCGCTGCCCATTAGTAAGATACCATTCGCCATTCTTGGCATTAGCCATCCGATTGTCTGTTACGTTGCTTAAACTAATAAGAGCAGACCTACGTACTCCACCTACTACAACAATGTCAGCTATCTTACAGACCAAATCGTGACACTCAAGAGACGTAAGCTTGCGTCCAGCAGCAGACTTAAACAGGTCTACGGAAAAGTTAAACAGATCCGCAAGAGGCTCAGGACCAGACGCTCTGCCACCAAAGGTCTTTAGCCTAGCTCCCGCTGGCCTAACGCGAGTCAAGTCACACTTAGGAATCTTTCCAGCGTACAACAAACTAATCAACTCTCTGAAGCCACTTGCCCAGCCTACCTTACTGTCAGACACAACAATGGTAGTCTCTGTGTCATGAAATGTGTCTGCCACTGTAGGCAACTGCTGCACGTAGTCTCTTTCGACACTGAAGCCAACACCTGTACCGTTGAGAAGTATATACATCAACTCATCAAAGGATCTGGGGCTGTCAATGGGCAGATACGAACAGTTAAACCCTGCTACATTGTCTCTGTCCAGAGCAGGGCCAGCTGTCATCATACAGCGCATAGAAGGCATCACCTTCAGATCCAAAATGGCTTTCTTTATCTCTGCTGCAACATCAGACGTAATCTGTGCTCTATTTTTCCAAAAGTATTCGACGTATCGGTTTACAGTCTCTTCCCATGTTTCCCTACGTTGCTCGTCGTCCAAATACCTAGCGTATCTTGATTTATGTATGTATTGTTGATATTGGTCCATTAGATTTCGTAGTCTCCTCTTGTAATCAATGCTAGCTTAATTTGGTCCAGTAAAAAATAAAGATCCTGTGTGTCTATATTCGTAGAGATGACTACAAAGTCCTCTGATTTCACGATACAGAAGGCGTCCTCGTATTTCTCTAGATCCTCCACTGAAGTAACAGCTGAAAATACTGATGGTACTGGAATCTTTTCTGACTTCCCATTAAAATTTCCCTGTATTACTTTCATTCATAGGCTTCCTGTTCTTTTATCATTCTGTCCAAGTACCACTGAGCCTTCTTTAGATCCTGTATGCCGTTCTTGTATCGCCATCTGTGTAGATATTTATGTACATTGCCTTCACAGTATTCCACAATACACTCGCCTAATTGCTGCTTAATGTAGTCTATAGCTTCAATACCGCCTTTGTTATAGTGAGGAGGCTTATGCACCAGTGCGTCCCACTCTTCCGGCTTAGCGTTGTCTATAGCTGCATTGTCCAGCCTATACTTAGTCCTCTGTTTCATCGAAGTATTCCTCTAAATCTTCAAACTTGTGTAGATTCTGTAATAGTCTGTACTCAAATGCGTCTAGTAGTTCTTCGGCACTGATGTCTAAAACCTCACACAGCAAATCTACGTCATATTCCTGTAGTATGCGTTCTTTTAGTTCGTCAACCAGCATTGGCATAATCAATCAACTCATTAACTGTGGCTATGGTATAAAATTTAAATCCCTCTTTAGTACACCACTGGCCCATTGTCATCTTGGCCCCTTTACGTACCTTCTTGTTTGGGTCAGACAGGACAAAGACTAACTCTTGATCTGTGTCCAGACAGTTCCGTATGGACTTGTACTTGAGTACCTCTCCCTCCCTGAAGAACCCTTTACACTCTACAAACAACCAATCTTGAAAGACAAAATCAGGTTTGTACCTTCTTTCCATTACATAGTCTATGTCGTATGGTTCATACTCCATGAACTTACGGGGCAGAGCTTCCGCAAACTTCTTCTCCAGCCCCGATCTATAGCGTCCATACTTTTTAGAAACCATCTACTGCCTCCACAACGAAAGGTTCCTTAACGATCTTTGTGAAGAACTTTGGACCATTTGCGTAGATAAAAGTACGCAATTCTGGGTAACAATGTTCTTTGAATTGACAGTAAGAACAACCAACGTCTAAACGCATGTTTCCAGCTTTTCCATCCGGTACATCTGGATAACAGAAAGAGACCGGCTCCTCCTGCTCTACTAGCTTTTTTACGGAACGTACTCGCTCTGCAATATCTCCTTGCAGCAGCTCGTGCATAGGGTCCGTAGTGTCATCTAGATCGTGCATACAGAAGGTCAGATGTCCGTTTTGTTTGTCCATAGCCAACCAAGCAAACTTACGCTCACCTTCTGCATGGGCGTATGCTTTGATCTGATCGACATATCCAAACTGATCGTCTTCCGGTACTCTACGTTCTTTAAACTTCTTGAAGGCAAAGGTGCTGGCAGACTTAACGTCAGTGACTACTCCGTCTATCTTACAGTCCATGTGGCCTGCAATACCTTCCACTTCGCATCTCTTCTGCTCACACGTAACCTCATGTCCAGACATGCGAGTCAAGAACAACAGCATCTCTTCAATCAGATGTCCATACATAAACTTGACGTATGTATGAGGCATAATCTCTTCTTTGACTGTCCCATGAAAGCTATTCCAGATGTATTTATCCGGTCTACCAATCATAGACAGTCTCAGTTTCCGCGTATCCTCTGTACGTTCTCTGCTAAACTCAGACCGCATGAGGGACTTCATAGCCTCCCCAAACTTCTCAATCTCAGCTTCAACGTCTACGTTGTCCGGTACTTCATGTGTCGATACCAACCTATAGATATCGTCTATTAATGTGTCTGTGCCCATGAGTCTCCTACCTTAAATTCACCGTCAAGTGGACAGTCTAACTTCCATTCTAGTCCGGCAGCTTGTATGCAGGAAACCGCAAGACCTCCAAAGATTACCGCCTTGTCCTCAATCACTTCTGCCTGTATCTCATCGTGAATGTTTCCAATAAACTTGTAATCTATACCCCATAGTTTAGCATATTGATCCAGAAGAGTCAAAGCTTTTTTCATGACCAATGCACCTGCTGATTGCAATAAGGTATTCAGGGCTGCATGTTCTGATCTGATTAAAACTCTTCTACCGTCTAATCCTTTGACGTACCCTCCTCTTGCCTCTTTCGAAACTCTGTCTCTAAGATCTCTAAATGATGGGAGATTATTGAGGAAACGTCCTCTAAGCTCTGCACCATCTGCCCTGCCTCGTTCAACCACCGAACCAAGCTTCTCATCTCCTGCTCCGTATAGCAAGGCATAAATAAAAGTTTTTGCTTGATTTCTAGATTCAAGTCCTGCAAGCTTTTGATTAGCGGTGTGTATGTCTCCATTAACGATTTCATTAGTGTATTTCTCATCCTTCATATAGTGTGCCAACATACGCAATTCTAAACCACTTGCGTCCACCCCAACTACTTTGTAACCTTCCGGTGCAATCCAGCAAGACCTACACTCTGTTCCGTATGGAGAGTACACAGCGGGTACTTGAGCCATGTTAGGGCTAGAGTGAGTCATACGTCCCGTTACAGCCCCGTTAGAGTTCACGTACCCATGTACCCTACCGTCCTCCTGTACAGCGTCCAGCCAGCTTTGTACTTGTGCTATGCGCTTCTGCACCATAATGTACTCAGCGATTAGTTTGGCTTCCGGAATCCCCTCAACATTCTCAAGAGTAGACTCGTCTACGATTGGGTGTCCTTTCTCTGTGAAGTTTTGGGGTTTCCAGCCAAAGTGCTGTAAGTACCTGCCGATCTGCTGTCTAGACCCAAGGTTAAACGGTATGTAGTCCACACGGGAAAACGTACCGGATACTTGGGTCCATCCATCCCCTAAAAACTTTAGGCCGACTGTGGAAATCTCTCCGTCTTTTTTGATCTTCGGTACAATCTCCCGAACAAATGTCGGTAACGGTAGAAAAGTTTGTTGGACAGTTTCCTCAAGCTCATATAGCTTCTCCTTTAATTCTGCCAATAATAAATTTGCATGGCGTTGATCTATCAGCCAGCCGTTATTTATCTGCTGCTGAATGATTCGTTGTACGTCATGCTCCAGTTTTACGGACTCTTCGCTGAATCCAGCTAGTTCCGTTGTCAACTGCTGTAAGACTCGAACAGTTACGGCTACGTCCTGCTGACAGTATTTGACCATCTCACAGCTTAGTTTTGACCAGTCATTGTGCTCACCTTTGGGAAAGCCTAAGACTTCTCCCCACTGCTTC